CCTGATGTAGCACCAGCGTTCGTCGCAGTGATTGTGAACGTGTCTTTAGTCAGGACAGTTACGGTGCGCGGACCACGCTGAACTGCTGACGCATCACTCGTCGTGATGACGTTGATGATGTCGCCTGTCTTCAAGTGATGATCGGTGCTTGTAATCGTAGCTGTCGTTGTCGTGCGCGACCACGACAAAGCCGTCAGGTCGCCAGCAGGGTCGCCGTTGTGGAAGTCCAGCCAGTGGGTACCATACACAGCGGTTTGTGCCGTTGTACCATACAGGCCACCAAAACCTTTAATCTTTCCGTTGAGAACGGCAAGGTTGACCGCGAACGGTTGCGGCGGGTTTTGCCACACAGATTCAATGTCCACGTTCTTTGACGAGTTATCCGTCGTAACAACAGCGCCACGCAGACCTTTCAAGTACACGCGCTGTATCTTGACGTTCGACGCCGCCGCACCAGCCGCCAATGTGACGCCGTTAGCTGGAACAGCCAGATAATAGCTGAGCGTACCGCTTGCAGCGCCGCCGTTCACGCCTGTGAATGTGAACGCGTTAGCTCCAGTTACGGTGATAGATTCGTTGCCTAGAGGAGCAGCGCCTGTGTCAGAAGTTCTGGTCAAGGTAATGGTGTCGCCAGTCGTCAAGCCATGCGCGTTCGAAGTGACCGTTATTGTTGATGACGAACGCGTCCACGATAGGTTATCTACCTCCGGTCCACCACACTGAAGCGGAGTAGCTGCTGTACCGAGATTGCGTACACGAATCCTATCGCACTTAGCAGCGGCGATGTTGACGATACCTGAGTAGGGCGCTAGTCCGTTCAATCCCGCAAAATCTAGCCCATCGAACAAGATATTCGCGCAGAACGCCGAAACTTCAGCGAAGAACGTTGGGTTCGTCGTCGTTGTAAAGTTTGACGGACGGTCTAGATAAGTAGAGTTCGTGAACGTCAGATTTGAGGATGTTACGATGATCAAACCGCCACCGATAAGCTTCATGTTTGTGAACGCGAAACTCGTGCAACGAGTAACGTTCACGCCGTCTGCCGAAGCGTTGCCTCGCAAGACAAGACCGTGGAACGAACAGTCTGTAAACGTGAAGCCAACGCTGTCGGTAAACGTAGCAACGTAGACGCCTGATGACGCCAGTGTAGCGCGCGAGGCGATCATGTTAGAGATTGTTCCGCCCGCCGAGCACAGGGACATAACAAGTGCCGTCTGAGCGTTAGCCGCTTCTTGACCAATACCGATCTGACTCCACGTTAGTGGAGACGCGATTTCAGAGATAGAAATCTGAGAGAATGTCGATAGGTTTGTGAGCGTAACAGAGAATGCCTGTGCGAAGCTCAGATACCACGCACAGCTAACTTCGCTCATCTCGATAACGCCACCGCCTGTCGTCGTGAAGTCGAAGCGAGAGGCGAGCGTTGCATTTGGAAGCGCTACCGTTGCCTGCGTGGCGATGGCAACGTTCTGACAAATGATGTTAGGGATACGAATAGTCCGTCCAGATGGAGGCAAATATCCGCCTGTGCTGTTCGTACCGTCGTTCTGGAATCGCAGAACACCTGATGAGTTAATCCAGCACACCTTGCCACGCGCCGCTTCAGTTCCGACGTTAGCCAGGAGTGCGGTGAGAGAACCTACGTTTTTGTAGAACTCGTATACGCCCGTGCCAGAACCTGTCTCAACCCACACGCCAGGGGTATAGACAGCCTTGCCCATCGTTGGGATTTGGTACGTTGTGGCGCTGCTCCCAGAGGTAGACCCTACGACGAACCAATCTCCGCGCATACGAAACGTGTTCAGACGGTTGACCGTCGCTGTACGAGTTTCCGTTGCATTGATTGTGATCCAACCGGCTGTGTCTGCGCCTGTAGCCGAAGCGCCGATACCTGTCAGGGCTCCCGCTGCGAAAGCTCCACCAGAAACCTGCTTGAGTTTGATGAACCCAGAGGCTGGCATCGCCGTGCCCGCCTGCGTCGGAGCGACGTTTAGCGCGGAGTATACGCCGATGAGTTTGCCAGAAGCTCCACCTTGAGACACCGTAGTATTGAACGCCGGTACGTTTCCTGTGCCGCTGTTATACGGAATAAGGCGCACGGCTCGCGCATCAAAGTCTATGATTCCGCCGAGCGACGCAGACATTGCAATGTTGCCAAGTGCTGCGTCAAGTTCCGCCGCGCTGCCAACACCATAGTCTTGGTCAATGGTCAGCGTGCCGCCGTTGATGTTGAAGTTATCAGCAGATGTGAAGGTGATCGTTCCGCTTGTTGCGCCTGTGTTGACGCCCGTGAACGTAAAGGTGTTCGCGCCCGTGACAGTGATAGTTTTAGACCCGAGCGGAACTGCGCCCGTATCTGAAGACACGGTAACTTGGATTACATCGTTGGTGACGAAGTTGTGGTTGGTCCACGTTACAGTCACAGTTGTGCCAGAGCGTGTCCACGCAATAGCAGCGCGCGTACCGGTGCGGTTGACCAGCGCGTCGATGTTCTGTGCGGTCGTAACTGTATAAGTGCCCATGAGCCCATCCCTTTACGGGTTGGTGTAGTTACGCTCAAGGCTGGAGACGACGGAGAATGACTGACCGGTGGCACGTGTGATTGTGCCGGTGGCTTCGACGAACTGCGCAGTTTCCAGACCAATCGCGCGGATGACAATAGCTGCGTCTGTTCCCGCTGTTCGCCCGCCCTGTACGTTGCCGTCGTAATCGAAGTCAAAAGATACAGAGGTTGCGTCAACTGTACCAGTGATATCTGTAGCACTGTTATCGTCAACAATGATGGCGTCGGGAGAGTTAATCGGGTTCTTATCGATGGTAGCTGCAAACGAAGACTGGTTAGCAACTGTGGCTCCGTTGACCTTCGTCGCATTGAAAGTCGAAGTCGTCGGAGAGGCCGAGGTTACCTGCCAGATGCCGTTGTTGTTAGGGTTGGTAGCGCCAAGCACGTTGAGGTACTTGTTCTGTGCAGTAGTAGGCAAGTTACCGCCTGCGCTCGTAAACGTTGCGCTAGAGCCTGAAGCGCCAGAGATAACCAAGTCAGAAACAGCCTTACGCTGCGTGTATTCGAAGAACATCCAGTAACGCCCGTCCGTATCCGAAACGAGGTTCTGGTTGAATGTGATGGTGCCAGCAGCAACGAACGGGAACGAACGTTCAGCGCCCGTGTTGTCTACGAGAACGATGTCGTTCGTGTCGTTGGTGTCGAAGTCCGTAATGTAGACGCCGCCGATAGAAGTCAGTTTCGTCTTAAGCGTTGAACCGACGAACTCAACCAAGTCTTCAGCCAAGAAGCCGTTGACGTTGCCAGCGCCAGCATCGATATCGCTGTTACGGCGAAGCTGACGTTGAACGAACTCATAAATCTGCTCTTTCGTACCACCATTGCCGTCGATGACGATACGGAAGTTGTAGTTTGAGCCACCAACAGGAAGCGACTGGTTCGTACCGTAATACGTGATCGTCATGCCTGTGTAGGGTGCAGACGAATCAATGGTGCCGTCGCTGGCAGAGATGTTGAGGTCCGTGCTCTCGCTGAGCGGGAAACGATACACGATGTACGAAGTCGTATTCGAGCCAGACGTGTCCACACCGATGTCATCAGTGTCGGTAAGCTGATATGTCTTGCCCTGAATACGAATGTAAGTCTTGATTGCTTCGCCGCGCTTATCGAAGTTACCGTTCGACGCGTTGCCATAAGTCTGAATAGCTTCGTTCACAGGTCCAGCATACGTGAACTCTGTACGAGCCGTGTCGCTCTCGAAAGCGTAGTAAGCTTTGTCGCCTGAAGTCTTAGATACGGCGTCGATGTCGCCGAGGGAGATGATGCCCAGATATTCGCGCTTAACAGCGTTGGCTGCGTCGATTTCGCGCCAGCCGCCTGTGCGGATAAGCTTACGAGTAGCGTCGTTGGCAGGCTCCCAGTCGTTCACGAATTCGAACTGTTCGGGAGTGATAGCAACCATCGGGAAGGGGTAGGGGATAAGCGATGAATCCTGCTTCCACTCTTCCTTCAAGAAGGAGTACAGGCACTTCAGAGTCACGCCATCTTCCGAGAGATCGCCCGCAAGGTTGAGGGTGATCTTCTTCGTTGAGGTATTAATTGTGACTTCTGTACCCTGCGCGAGCAGATCGGGATCGATAATCAGCGCCATGTCTTATTTCCCCTTCGAGCGGACTGACGGCGGGAGCATAACTCTTATCGAGCCAGAGGCCACCCCGCCGTTTACTTCTAGCCTTACACCGTCGCCGGGAGGACCGACGAGAAGCGATCAACCATGAACATGGTGTTCAGGTTCGGATCGCGAATCGCGGTGAACTCAAGCTCTTCCAGAACGTCTTGGTCGATACCGCCAGGGGCAATCGGGTCAGACGTGATCTTCAGAGCCGGGATCGTGAACCAGTAGTTGTTGAACGAGTTGTCTTCGAACGGGAAGGCCAACGAGATCGTGTCGTGGTTCAAGAAGTGGTCGTACATTTCCAGCGTCTCGAAGTACGACGTAATCGTACCCGTGAGGTTGAAGCGACCCGTACCGATACCGGCAGGGAAACGCGAACCAACTGCACGCTGTTCACGAAGAGCGGCTTCACCTGTGATCTCAATCGACTGGAGAGCGGTAGCCAGAAGCTCACCGTTCTTGTAGATCGAGCCCACGTTTGTCGTCGCGTTGAGAACCGGCGTAGCGGTCGATGCGAGGACATCATAAGGCGAAGCGCCGAGCGTGGTCGCAGGCGATGCTGTCGTTTCCTTGCCCATCAGATTGATGGTTCCCGAAACAAGCTCACCAGAAGCCACGTTCAGACCGAAGGAACCGACGCGCATACCCGTTTGCACGAAGTACTGACCAACGTCGGTAAAGCCGGTTTCGACCGTGAAGGACTGAGGCGTGATGTCTGCCAGTACGCCAGGGTTGCGAAGGTGCGACCCCTTAATGACAACTCGCTTAGAGCCAGCGTTAGCGTTCGTAGCCACAGCCTCTGCAACCGTGATCACGTCATCCGTAAGAGCCGTGATGGTGTAGAAGCCAGGAACTGCGGTAGCGCCAGAGAACGTCGTAGCCACAACAGCCGAAGCCGTTGCTTCCGTAAGAGCCGTCGTAGCGGCATTGGCAATCTGGTCAGGGTGAACGTTCGTGACTGTAACCGTCGTAGTCGCGACCGAAGCCCAGCACTGGATTTTCTTCTTCCAGAACTGGTCCATAATTGCAACTTGAAGATTAGCAGCCGTAGCAGCAGCCGAACCGCCAATCGTCACGCCAACGTTGCCGCGAGCGAATGCCGAGTTGCTGTCGAATTCGAACGTAACAGCGTTTTCACCGTCATTGATTGTGACAGTTTCGCCATCGGCAGGCTGTCCACCAGAGAACGCGAAGGTGCCCGTTTCATAGCCAAGGCCAGAAACATGAATCTTCTGACCAACCACAAGCTGACCAGCAGCGATTGCGGAAGCGAAGTCGTTACCGCCATTCGAGTCAAACGCACGAGCGCCAGACGTACCAGCGCGGATGGATGTCTCAATGACAATAACGTCGTTTGCATCCATAACGCGAGAATACGACGCGCCAGTCTCGTCGGCACCCGTCGTACCCGTGGTGACAACCGTAGTCACGCCGCCAGAGAACGACGTGGAAGCAACTGCCCAGTAGTTGTTGTTGACAGGATTCTTGAAACCTTCGGTCTTGATCATGCGACCAACAGTGAAGTAGTCGCGGAAGTCTCCACCAGCGATCTTGACCTCAGTCGTACCAGCATTGTCCTCGACCGAGACGTTGCCTTCGAACTTGTCAAAGGTCATCGGGCGGGTCCAGGCACCAAGAACGAAAGCCTGCATGAAGTCATCGAGCGAGCCAGCAGCGAATTCGACGTTGATTTCGCCGCCAGACATAGCAGCGGTTTCAATAACGTCAGCCACCATTCGGTCGGCGCGGAGTTCTTCAGAAACAACCGTTTCCTTCTCAGCGGCAAGCGAAGACGACGTAATACGCATTTCGCGCGTCGCACCAGAAGACGGCGTTACGCCCCAGCAATCCGGGTCTTCGGGAATGTAGCGGATAACCGCGCGGTTCGATTCTGCCGCCACAAGGCCGCAAGCATTAATCGGCATGTTCTTCCTCCTAGCTAGGGGATTTATCGTTAACGAATCTCGTGAGGTTTGGCCAACCTATTAACCTTAAGTAGTGAAGTTAACAGAAAAGTCAAGACCTACGGGCTTTGGTGTGCCGTTGCCAGATGAAATATCCAGCCACTGCCGCAAAAGTTAACAGAACCAGCACACCTACCAGCCAATCCCCGTCCATAAACGGCTTGGTAGCTACAACGGCTCCACCTGCGCCCGTGACGGCCTCTGGGGCCGTAATTACGGGCTTTTTCACCTGACTGATGTCAGGCACAACCGGTTTCCCGGTATTCTTAGGCTTCGGGCGTCTGAAGCCCTGCAAACGGCTGCGCAGATACGGCGAAGACTTGACCATATCCCCTTGGTTGCCGCCGATGACATAAATGTACTTGTCATCCCACCGCTCGAAGAAAGCCACGTGCCCGAAAGCCGGATTGGACGTGCGGTTGAAGATAACAATGTCACCATATCTGGGGACTACCACTACATCCCCGTGCTTCCAGTTTAGCCAGGACTTAGCCATCAGGTTCCACGTACCCTGCCAACCCGCCTCGAACATTACAGCGTTCACGAAAGCGCTGCACCAAGCCGTCTCGTCGTCCTTAATCTGGGGGTTCTTGGACTTAGCGAAGAAGGATACAATCACTTCATTGTCCTTGTTACCCCTGATCTCTTTCTGACCAAGGTACTTCAAGGCATGACGCATCCAAGGTGCGGCTTCTAGTTGCTTCTCTGTAGGCTTCATTTTTCCCTCCGCCAAGGCCAAGGATACTCGCGCGGTGGCGCTTTCTGACGCTCGGCAGTGCGCTCGGATTCGACCTGCTTGGCCCACTCCTTATGCTCTGTCGTACGCACATTACTATTACGTTGAGCAGCTTTTGTGGCGTACTGCTCGGCTTCCCGGTGCATACGCGCCTCACACCCTTTGCAAACATTCATGCCTGGGCTGAACTGGCGCTCATTCTTTTCAATACAGCACTCTTCGCATTCTCTTTTCATCGGATCGGCACCGCATCTATCATAAACGGAACCATGACTGTCACGAGGTAGAACCCGTCCTGAGCCCTGCCACTTGAATAGGTGGAGGGCACCATGAGGGTCACAGCGCTGCCATCCCCAAGCGTAAAGTTCTGTGCTTCGAACGAATTGACAACGGCATCAGCCATTTGCCACATCGTCGCCGCTCCTGTCTTCTCAGGGACCAAACAATCTACAATGAAGAAACCTGTGTGACGGTCAAATCGATTCGTTGTACCGATAGACGCGCGCTTTGAAGGGGAGTATTTGAACCAAGCGATGAGGTAGGGATTGTTCAAAGGTTGCTCAAACTTTTGGTTCTCGAAACCTACAGGAAGCGCGCTGCCATACTTCGTCGGAAACTGCGTGAGCAGCCGATCATACATAGCAATACGCATCTCATTCCGAACGCTCACTTAATTACTCCGCCGTACTTCGACTTTATCTGAGCAATAGCAATTTGGCTCACGACTGCGGTATTGCGAGAAGCTTGACCGCGATAGGACGCATTCTCTATAATGTCCCACATATAAGAGTCAGAAGACACGAATACGGGCACATCCAACGAATAGTTAGTCTGCTCAACAGAAGCGCGAGCAACGGCTTCTGCTGTAGAACGGTTAGGCTCTCTGCCGAGGGGCATGTTCTTTGTGTCCCCCCAATCAGGAATGTGGTTTTCCCACTCTCCGTCCTTCGAATAATCACGTCTATCTGGGTGTGGCTCGCGAGCATTGCCTCCACTCGCATCGTTACCAACAGCCAGACTTCTGATTGTCTTACCAGACCACACCGGAACGTTGTCCATTAGTGCTTCTAGCAAGTCTTTAGCTACGCTCTTCCGTAGGTCAACAATTCGCTTCTCAGCCCTATTCACAAGAGAATAGAACTTTGTCTCTAGTGCGCCCAATCCTATAACCTTAACCGTCATACCGCACGCACCGTAAACACATAGCAAGCTTCACTAGGAGCGACTGTAATGAGCTTAATCTCATAGCGAACGCTATCGATTGTCATATAATCCTGTTCATCAGGCTCAAAGTTGTTCGCAGTGAAAACGCTACCTGCAATCAGAACTTTGGTCTGGAGAAGATCAGTGCGCTTGTAATCTTGCGTCTCAATCTTCTCTTTGTACATTACGCCCTTACAAGCGATTGCTGTCTCAGTCTGCGTGTTAGCGTCGGCCACGGGGTCGTAGCCTCCGACCACAACGCGCGTATAGGTCACGTCCTTCGGGAGGTTGCCCAAAGCTGAGATCGCACTATCAACTGCGCCAGAGAGTACTTCTTTAAGCCCCATTATGCCCTCAAGATGCGACCAAACTTGCTACCAGTGCCAGTCGAGATGGAGCCAAGACCGCGCAGGATATCGTTGATACCTACAGGGAAGTAGTTGGTCGTAGCTCGCGCGGTGCCTTCGAAGTACTCGACTTCAACAACGTCTGCCTTGACGCGCTTGATCTCGCCAGCCGTGGCGATGGGCGCGCTAGGGTCAACGTTCTGTGTAAGAAGATGATATGCGATCTCGATGGTCGCGTGCTTGACCGCGAGAGGAACTTCGTCGTAAGGGATAGCAATACCGTCACGGTCATTGACACCATAGCGCGGCCAGCGAAGAGAACTTTCGTTGACCTGCTTATTACCGTACCAAGTGGCGCGCTGATCAAGCAGCCTTGTCGCCCACATGAGAAGTTCTTCAACATTCTCTGCGGCATCCCATGCAGCGTAATTCGGTCGCAAGCTAAGGTACTCATCCGCCTCTTGTGTAGAGACATATGAGGTTGCCGTAGTCAGACCGGTGCCGTCCTCTACAACAAAGTCCATTAGCGCCCCTCTGCCGTATCGCGGTGCTTCACGTAAAGCGTACCAGCCAGACCAAGGATAATGATGAGCATACCGCCGAACAGAACAGGGTTCTGTGAGATCGGCTCAAGCATCTGAGTGACTGCGGTAAAGAAGCCTGTGGCTGTGACAGCAACCGTCTTGAACGTGTCGCTCTCAGAGATGACTTCTTTCCACGCGCCCTCTTCAGGAACGGGATCGGCAGGCTGAACGTTGCCGTCATAGTCGTGCGGATCGGGCAGAGCCTTCTGCTCTTCCATGTCCAAATTCCACGGCGGGTCTTCGTCAGCGGCCAACTGGAACAGCAAGGCTTCGTCAAGACGACGGCTCGTCAGACCTTTAAGGACGATACGCTTACCTGTCTCGCGGTCGCGCGCCGTGTTGTGGCGCTGAAACTGCGCAGCAGCGGCGGAAAAGCGCTTGCGGTTAACCATTTTAAGTAGGGTTGACCGTCTGAAATTTCCTGGGCCGATGTTGTATACCAAAGACACAAGGGCGTCGAACTGGTACTGAGTCAGCGGAACCGTGACATAGTTCTTCACGTAACGCTCGATATCCTTCAGTTCGGCCAGAAGGAAAGCCTCGCCTTGTTCTTTCGTGATTGTGCGGCCAGGGCGAGCTTCGACACCGATGGTGCCCCAGCCAATCGTCCACACCCCAACAGGGTCTTTGTACGCTGTAGGGAACCAGCCTTCCCACTTCTTAATCAGTGCTAGGCCAGCAGGGGAAATTCGCAGATGCTCGTTCTCAGGATTCTTTGACATTAACTTTCTCCTGTATCGTCTCAATTCGGTCGGACTGCCACTCGGATTTGTACATTATATAGGTAAGGACCAGCACAGGTACCAGTATCCGGCAGAAATAAGTCCACACGACAACCATCTCCCAAGATGTGATGCCTGGACCAGCAGTTATAATGTGGTGAGAAGTATAAGCCGCCCAAATAGATACTGGCGTCATTATGAGGACATCAACTACGACAGGCAGGACAAACCGATAATGCGGGTTGCTGTCCTCAAGATACTTGCGCAAACCGAGTATAAGTAGACCACCGAAGTAGGTCATACCTGTCATCAGGATCGCATTACGCCCAATCAGTTCCGCCGCGTCTATGGTGTAAGTTGTCTGCTCCGGGGCGTACACCGCGAAAAACAGCCATCGGAACTGTGCAAGGCTGAAAAGAAGAA